TCCAACAATTAACATATTGCTCAATAATAGCCATATAACCTCTTTTAGTTGCTATAAGGTAGTTATCAAGTAAACAGCCTTCTTTAAACTCAATAGCTATTGCCTGGTTTTGGTGCATGAGTTTTTCAACCTCATCAAAATATCTAAATACTGTCATTTTTATATCTCCATTTCTGCAATCAATCTATAATACTTTTTCCAATCAATAGAGCGGTAGCACTCGCCTGTAAATGGGTCATATACTAAGAAAATATCCTCACAATTTCTAATAGGGTTGATATCCTGACCATTAAAATATATAGGGCTTTTAGTGCCTGCTAGATGTTCTATACATTCCTTAATAGTGGCGTGATATAAAGATTGATTAGTTATAAATTGCCCATAATCCACAATCTTATTTGTGATATCCTCAATAATAAAGCCGTTTCCGTGCTTTTCTGTATGGCAGAAGTATTTTAATCCGTTCTTGATTGCGTAATTTTCCATGATATAATCCTTTCAAATTGTCGGCTTAATGCCTAAAGCCTGAAATAACTCAATTAGAGTATTGATTCTGTTTCTATCTTCCTTTGTATCCTCATCTTTTAACATGTCCTTATTCATTTCGATAAGGTTGTAAAGCATTTCAGATTCCGTCATGTTGCGGTCAATATCCTCATAGCATTCTGCATATGGGTAAATACTATCTATTAAATCAAAGTAGAGTTTTCTAATATCTGCCATAGTTTTAAACCTCTTCAATTATCTCTAGTCCGTAATAGTGGCTTATTGGTTGTGAGTAGATATGTGTATAAGATAAACTGCATTCTGTTGTAATATAGATATGCTTGTTTACTGTATACATGCTAGTTACTGTATAAGTAACATTATTAACTTGTTTTAAGATTGTTCCGACTTTTACTAAATGCTTGGTATCCTTATTTAGTTTCATGCCTGCACCTGCCTTTTTATATTCTGCCTACTATGTGAGATAGTAGGCAGATAATTCTTTATTAGTAGCCCATTGCAATAAGTTCGTTTGCGTCTGCTATGTCTTTTTCTGCGTCATCCCAATCAATCAAATCATTTTCTTCTATGTACCATTCAAGGAAAGCCGTGTTATCCTGCATTTCCTGCTCAATTTCTGTATCTGTCATACTTTCCAAATTTCCATAGCCATCAAATCTGTAATAATCATCAAGTGCGTTATATTTGCCAAATGCTACCATTCTTACAATGTCCATAGCTCCATAGCCCTGTAACATTTCCTCAAGATCAGAATATATATAATCATCGGCTCTATGCTCATTTAAAAGCCACTCATTATATGCGCTTAACATTTCATCGCAATTTATTTCAAGTTCCTCATGTATGAAATTTTCTATATATTCATCCCTGCCAACTGTTCCGAATCTCTCATACTGTGTGATTAGTAGTGCATTCATATTTTTAACTGTACTCATGTTTTTAACCTCTCTATTCTTTTGTGCCTGATAGCCTACCAACTTATGAGATATACTCTATAAATTTGTAGTAGTTCAGACGTTTACAAGTTGCTTTTTGGCGTTTCCATCGCTTGCGGTTGTCGTTAGTCGGTGTCCTATGTCCTATTGGGTAGTGGTTCGGAATGGCTAGGACTTCCGCAAACTGTATAACGTTATGTGGTTAGTAGTAACGTAGCTATGCAAGTAATAATTACTCGATTAACTATTTGTATATTAGCATATAACTATTAGCTAGTCAAGTAGTTAATTGAAAATATTTTAAATTCTTTTAACGTCAGTATTCATGCGGTTTTTACGTGGTTTTAATTCCTGGAATTACTAAATTTTTTCGGCGGTTGTGTTCCCTTTTTTGAGTGTGTACATATTAGTTAAAATTTATGTGTACATATATAAGAAGTAATTAAACGTTGTGAAGTGCTTGAAATGGCTTTAAAAGGGCGTAAATTATGGAATTTAAAGAAGAATATAGAAGAATATATGACAACTTAGATAATAAAGGAAAAAAGACTTTCCGCAAGGCGTTATTGAATGATGATATAGAGATATTAACGCCATTTTTTAATAGATTTTCGGCTTTAGATCAAAACCAAACAACAGAAAAGGCGCAAGGCGCAGAAAAGGAAGAAAAAAGAGGGGATAAAAATAGAAATAAATGTGATACACATTATGCGGAATATGTAAGAGATAAAAAGGAATTCCGCAAAATTGCACAACCTGAAAACTTCCCAAGTGAATATATAGAAAAGGTGGAAGGGGAAATAATAGCCGATGATGATATAGAACAATTTACCGAACTTTATAGAATGGTATGTTATGACGTGCTAAACAGCTTTAAAGCAGATAACGCCGACTTAGCAAAAAGACATCCCTATAATTGGTATAAAAAAATCCTTATAGGAATAAAGAAGAATACTCCTAAGATTACCGCAACAGATATAGATAAGGCGGTGGCGGTGTGGGGCGTGTTATCTGAAATATTAGAAGATATTGGGCTTTATATTACTTATGAGGCTTTTGAAAAGGTGACTTCTATATATAAGTATCAGTTGGAAAGTAGGCAGAATCTAAGCCCCAAGTATGCGGACTTTGTTAAAAAAATTAACACTGATACTAAATCTGCTATGATTGGCGAGCTTTCATACAATCCATACAATCAGACAAACAAGATATTTTTAGCAAAGGCGCAACATGGAATGATAGAAAATACTTCTCCGAAAGTTATAGAAGTAAATCACAACATACGAAACTATGAAAATTTACCCATGTTTAACACTGATAACGAATAAAAGCCGATTTTATGCGATTTCTGTTTTCGTAAAATATGCAAAATACGAAAAATCAGCTTTTTGGCGTGCCCTGGGTCGGCTAGTGGGGTAGGGGTCAGACGATCAGCGCAGCCGGAGCGGGGTTACACCCACGAACAGAAAATTTGAAAAAATAATGTAATACAAAAGGTGAAACATGAACACTTACGATGAAAGTTATATAGGCAGAAAAAATAACAATCTCACAATCATTGGTTATACAAGGGATAAGCAAGGGAAAAAGGCGTTTTTATGTGAATGTGATTGTGGGAATATTGCGGTAGTAAAGCCTATATTTTGGGTTAATGGGCACATAAAAGGCTGCGGGTGCCAGGTAGGAAAAACGGGGCATATAGAGAAAGAAAAGAATCCAGATGTAATCAGGATAAGACACATTTTAAGTAGAATGAAAACGAGATGTTATAATCCAAAATCTGATGTGTATTCATTATATGGTGGGCGAGGGATAAAGATATGCGATGAGTGGCTTAATGGCAGTGATAGTTTTGTCACATGGGCTTTAAATCACGGGTATAGAGAGGGATTGAGCATTGATAGGATAGACGTAAACGGCAATTATGAGCCGGGGAATTGTAGATGGGCTACTGCTGCTCAACAAGCGAACAACCGCAGAGATATATCAGAGTGGAATTTGTCAAGGGAGTATGAATATAAGGGCAAAAGATACACTTTGATAGAGGCTTCGAGGTTACTTAAGGTATCACCTGAAAAGATAAAAAGTGTGATTTCAAAAGGTGAAACGTTAGATGAGTTCGTTATTCGCCGTAAAAGAGAGATAGATCATCAAAATTATATGCGTCTGCCGAGATGCACTAAATACTTAATATTCTTTCAGCAATGGTGCGCAAGGATTACTGTAAGGATGATAGACGATAACTGTACCGCAGACGATATACGCCAGAGAATCACTGCCAAGGTAGCGAGAGTCAACATTGGGCAGACCTACTGACAACAAAAAGGATAGTAGTATTATCTTGCGCATAGATACTGGCACAAAGGCATTTTTAGAGGGGTTGGCAGAAGAAGATAACTTAACTGTGTCGGAGTGTGTCAGAAAAATCATAAATAGGGAAAAAGAAATGGCAAACAACACAAGTAAAATCAGTAGTTTAAAGACGCTGAGATTAAAGAATGAAACGATAGATTATTTCAAGGGAAAGCCGCTAAACAAGGTGGTTGATAACCTGGCAGAGCTGATAAAGGAAGGGAAGATAGAGCTTGATGGGGAGAAACTAAGGGTGCGTGGCAGCTTAGATGGCGTACCAGAAGAATTGATAGCGGATATAGAGCTTATTGGAAAGTTTGACAATATGACAATGGGGGAAATACTGAAAGAATTGCATTTTGCGCTTGATAGAGAGGACATAATGCTTGTAGATAGGCACTTTTTTTACAAGTGATTGGGAGAAATGGCTTAACAGATAGGGTCTACCCCATAAAAGGAGAAAATTATGCCAAGTAAGGATAAAAAGTAATCAGTGCGAAAGTCAGCGAGAAAGAATTTCAGCAATTGGAAACATACGCAAACACGCATAATATGACAATTTCAGCGATTTTGAGCCTGTGTATCAGGGCGCTGATAGATGGGGATATGACGATTGAAAAAGGTGAGCTTAAATTAGGGGTAGACCCTATTGGTTATGCGGTTTCTGAGGAATTAGATACCCCTTTTGGGCAGAAAGTAGACCGGAAGTTGGATAAATTACGTGAGAGGGGATATCCTGAGAACTTCATTTACTCGTTGAAGGATCAGATTTTAAACGGGTTGGATTCTCAGATAGATATGCTGCCAAAGAAATTTGATGCAAGGCGAATGAAAGACAACGATTGTGGGTGCTAAATGACATACGAAATAATCATGATAAATGGGCGAATAGTTTGTTTTGGCGCAGATGAAGTCAGGGATTATGACGAGTCATATGCGTTCTTTGTAGATGGAGAGATAGTTGCTGAGTTTAAGAAGAACAACATAGCTGGTTACATACAAGTAGGGGGATATGATGATTCATCATGTGAAGATTGAGCCGCTAGGAGTAGGGGCATACAAGGTCTTTGTAGACAATAAGCCAATGCGTGCGAGTAAGGTTGATGTGCATATTGACAGAGAAAGTATACCAAGTGTTGACATTGATCTTATCAGTGAGCCGGAGATTGAGTGTGATGGGCTTGTTACGTTCAGTTTTACACCAAAGACAGTAAAAGGGGCGGTGGATTTACTGAAAGCAGCTCTTAACAGGAATGATATAGGGGCGTTTCTTGGGGTAGATAGTCTAAACAGAGAGATTGAGAGGCTTGGTAAATGAGGATAATTGGTCAGGATAAAGCAACAGATGTGCCATATGAGATTTCGGTTTTGATGATAGATGAGCACACTAATTGGTATGCAATAGCGGCGAGAGCCTATGATGCGCACGTAATGCTTGGAAGATATCACACCTTGGATGATGCAAGGGCAGTTTTATGGGCGATAGCTGCAAGTGTCAAGGCAAAGAAAGATTACTTTGAGATGCCAGGTGAAGAAGAGGATTTAGAGTATGCCAGGAAAGTGTGAAGGGTGTAAGTATTGGGATTCGTTTACTTGGGTATGCAGTAATGCAGATAGCCCATATTGTGCAGATTATACGAATGATGGCTGCGGTTTTTATGAGGTAGATATGGATGAAGAGTTATGTTGATGTGTTGGGAACAAGATACAGGATTGAGGTACGCAAGATTTCAGAAGATGCGTACATGAGAGAAAACCACTTTGATGGTTATTGCTCAGAGTATGAAAAACTTATCGTCGTGGCAGATGTGAACGAAGAGCAGTTCTTTAAGTGTGCAACTGATGTTGAGAAAGAGAATATCACAAAATCTATTCTTCGGCATGAACTAGTCCATGCTTTTCTCAATGAAAGCGGCTTATCAGCTTGTTCGTCACAATATGGCGATGCATGGGCAAAAAATGAAGAGATGGTCGATTGGATGGCGATTCAGATTCCGAAGATTATTAAGGCATATGAGTGGTGTGAGTGCCTATGAAACACTGTAAGAGTTGTGAATACTGCCGGATGGACTTGGTAGCACAGTATGTAAAGGGAATTGATCTGCATAAATGCGAAAAGACAGGAGAAGTGATACATGAGCCGTTCTTTGAAAAGTGTGAGGATTATAAAAAGGATAGTTTTAAGTCTGGCACTATTGGTCAGTGGTTTCGTGATTGGCTGTGGCAGTGGTACACAGGCAGAAGATAACGGCTTTAACATGGAGTATTTAGGAAGTGACCTGATAAATTGGGTCGGTGACTTTTATTTATATGAAGATGAAGAAACAGGCGTTGAGTATATCGTATATACCACGGATAAGGGCGCAGCAATTACGCCAAGGCTTTACACAAATGGCACGCCGTATATATATGAGGATGATTGATGGGAAAGCTGGATGATAGCTTTGAGAAAGTAAAAAGGGAAGTTAAGGACACCTTTACCATAGGTGACTATAAAAGGAACATTGAAAACCTTACAGGGCTTGTTGAGATTGGCTTAAATCGTGAGAATGACGTAAAAAAGAGCATTGAGATAGGGCAGTTCGCCAAGAATCACATCTATAATGCGATAAAACTGTTCACAAACGGCTCTTTTAAGCAGCTTGAAGAGTATGCACAGGCGAATAAGCAAAGTTACGGATTTATCACGGATTATTACGACATACTAAGGCTTGAAGCACCTTTTTGGCTTGATAGCTTTTCGCTCTATATTGAGAAAAATCGCCCAAGAAAAGAGAGATTTTACGAGCCAAGGAGAAGGACATTAAAGCAAGTCGCAGATGCGCTACAGGCACTTGAAGATGATGAGCTTGACGAACTTTTTGTACACCTTCCGGCAAGATGTGGCAAGAGCCAGATGATAACACATTATGCAACTTGGCATTGCGCTAGAGATACAGAGAAGTCTAATCTGTACGTTACTTACAAAGAGGGGCTTGGCGGTGCGTTCCTAGATGGTATGGTGGAGATTCTTTCAGACCCGACTTATTGTTTCAAAGAGGTGTTCCCGAATGTGAGGATTGCTGACACTGATGCAAAAAACAATAAGCTCGATTTAAACCGAAAGAAAAAGTATAAAACCATCTCTGGGAAAGGCTTGGAGTCAGGTCTAAACGGCGAATACGATGCTTATGGCGTTCTTATCATGGATGACCTTTTGGCAGGCGTTGAAGATGTGCTCTCACCAGATGTTTTAAAGCGAAAGCAAACTATCTTTGATAACAACGTTATGGCAAGAGCAAAGGAAAGCTGCAAAAAAATCTATAACGGCACTATATGGGCTACAAATGATCTGTTCATGGATAGACAAAACTTCTTAGAGAATGACCCATCAGCCGAGAATATCAGATACAAAGTTATTTTAATACCGGCACTTGACCCTGTTACTGACGAATCAAACTTCGACTATGACTATGGCGTAGGATTCTCTACGGAACATTGGCAGAGAAGAAGGGCAAAGTTTGAAATGAACAATGACATGGCGGGATGGTATGCGCAGTGCCAACAGCAGCCGATTGACCGAACAGGCGCAGTTTTTGACCCAGAGGGCATGAGATATTACTCTTCTTTGCCAGGTGGTGAGCCTATAAAGGTTGTAAGCCATGTTGACGTGGCGTTGGGCGGTGCTGACTTTTTATCTATGCCAATTGTTTATTACTACGAAGATGGCGATGATCTTGTTGGCTACGTTGAAGATGTGGTTTTTGATAATTCTGAAAAACACATCACGCAGCCCCAAGTAATAGCGATGATAAAGAAACACGTCATCAAACATCTGCATTTCGAGGCAAACAGCGGCGGAGAAGGCTACGCAGAAGATATAGAGCGTATGTTGAAAGAAGATTCAGATTATAAAGAAGTCTGTAATATAAGCACCGATTGGGCATTGGTTACAAAGCGCAAGGAACAGCGCATATGGGATAACGCAGAAGAAATCAGAAAGCTATATTTTAAAGACCCACAGCACAGACACAGACAGTACAAGGCTTTTATGAATAATTTGTTTCAATTTTCAATGAATATGACCCGTAAGATGCACGATGATGCTCCTGATAGTTTATCGGGGCTTATTGATTTTGAAAGGCATGGCACAGGGCGCAGACAGGCGAAGATTATACGAAGCCCTATTTAAGGTGAAAATTATGGAAGAATGGAGAGATATCAAAGGAATTGACAGATCACAGATAATTAGTGTTTGCAAGCACAAAAAAGAGTGTATTACTGCCGGTGGTTATAAATGGGAATATGCAATATAAGGGGGGTATCTATGTACGGATTCAAGATATTTGTTACAACGCTGATTTGTTTGATGCTTGCGGTTTTGTTTTATGTGATGCATAAGTCCAATCAGAATGGGAGATATGCTGCATATGCGTTCATCTTAGTTGATTTACTGAGCCTGATAGCAATATGGGGATAAGATATGAGTAAGCGAAAGCTGGATTTTGAGATAAGCAGTAAACGATATAAAGAGCTTTGCGGATTTTGTGAGCAGTATGATGAGTGGGTTAAAAAAGTGGGTGAGCCGCTTTACATTCATGGGATAAACTATGACAGTGACCCGAAACCATCTAATCATGGAATGTCAGACGTTACCGCCAATGAAGCGTTGAAGAAGTTTAAGTATAAGAAGAACATCGCATTGGTGGAGAAGTGCGCAAAGATGGCAGACAATGAGTGGTGGGAATACATCATAAGATCGGCGTGCTATGAAGAGTCGTGGGAATATCTAAATGGCACGAAAAACCTTTATTTAAGCCGTTCATCGTTCTATGAGAGAAGAAGATATTTCTTTTTCTTACTAGATATAGAGAAAAATAAGGAGTAAATACAAGATGCGGATTTTTTAAGCAACATTTCTTATAAAATGATTATAGTAAAATAAAACGATGTGGGCAGTTATCCTTTTTGGGTAGCTGCCTTTTTAGTGCGAGGATAAACGCTATGATGTGGTTAGACGAGTATATTTTGGTAAATGTGGAAAACGGGCAGAGAGTAGTAAGGGCTGATATCAATTCAGACACACTGCCAAGTCCATTCCCTACAGATGGCTCAGAGATTGAGGGCTTAAGTGGTGATGATGTGCTTGATAAAGGGTCAACAGTGTATGTAGTGGCAGATGGGTCATTATACATGATGGACTCAACAGGCGATTGGAAAGCGCAGTAAGGGGGCTACTATGGGAATTGATAAGAAAACACTTTCGGTAGCTAAAAAATATACGAAAGAAACTGCATCACAGTTTGGCGCACTTAAGGGTGCATCATGCCAGATTTCAGATATTTCAGAGATTGAAGGTGGAAAGATAATCACCTTTTTATGGGAAAACTCAGAGGGCGCAACAAGGGAAAGCACACTTGTTGTTCTTAATGGGGCGGATGGCGCAGATGGTAGCGATGGACTTTCTGTTGTAAGCGCAGATATTGACGCTGAGAATCATCTTATTCTTACAATGAGTGATTCATCTACTGTTGATTGCGGAGAAGTGCCAACAGCACAGGGCGCAAAAGGTGATAAGGGTGATTCTGGTGAGGATGGTTTTTCACCTACAATCACAATCAAGGTAAGCACATCTGAGCAGTACATACTCACAATCACAACCAAGGATGGAGAGTTTGACACACCTAACCTTAAGGGCGGCGGTGGAAGTGGCGGTGCATCTTCTATGTCAGACCTTTCAGACGTTACACTTACAAGCCTTAAAACAGGGCAGATTCTTAAGTGGGATGGCTCAAATTGGGTAAATGAGGATGGCGTAGAGATTGATTCTCTTGGCGATATAGGCGATGTAGACCTTGCAAGTCTTTCAGATGGACAGGTAATTGCTTGGGATGCCACAAATTCTAAGTGGGTTAATGTCAATCTTCCAACAGTACCCACAAAGACAAGCGAACTGACAAATGATAGCAATTTCATCACCAAGGCAGTAAATGACCTTGTAAATTACTATCTTAAGTCGGATACCTACGACAAAACAGAAGTAGATCAGTTAATCGCAGCCGTAAAGAACAGCCGATTTGAGGTTGTGGCTACACTTCCGACAACGGATATCAAGACGAATGTAATCTATCTTGTTCCTAAGTCAACAGCACAGACAAGTAATGTCAAGGACGAGTATATCAACCTTGACGGAACAACGTCTGGATGGGAAAAGATAGGCGATACAGAGATTGATTTAAGTAATTATGTGACAATCACAATGCTTAACAATGCTCTGGCAGACTATGTAACGAGTTCTGATTTTGCTACGGAGTTGGCAAACTACACGACAACAGCAGACCTTAACACACTTCTTGCAAGCAAGGCAGATGCGTCAACAGTAACAGCGTTGTCAAATAGGGCAAATGCCAAGTTCCGCAGAACAAGAAGAAACATAACAAGTGACCTTACCAATCTTCCTACTGCGATTGCAGCACAGGATTTGGAGTCGTACGGATATTCAATCGGTGATTATTTCGTTGGCGCAAGTGGGTATAAGTATCATCTTGCAGACATGAATCCGTTCTATGGCGGTTATTCATCTTATGCAGTTGTTGATACTGCACATATAGGAATTGTAGTTCAGACGGGTGCAACATCAAAGTGGAATGATACGGATAGCACATCAACAGGATATAGCGGTTCTGTTCTCCATAGTTATCTGACAACCACAGTGCTTAACAATATCAAGTCAGATATGATTGCGCTGTTTGGCGGTACAACAGGACTTGAACATCTGTTAAGCCATCAGAAATTGCTCACAAATGCAGTTAGCTCATGGGCATGGCAGACAGATCAGTATATATCTGCACTTTCAGAAGTTCAGGTATATAGTTCAAGGATTTGGGGAATTGACGGATATCAGACAGGCGAAGCGTGCAAGCCATTACAGATATTCCAGAAATACAGATTCAATGAAGTATTTGGCAATATTTGGTTTTGGCTTAGAGATATTATGTCTGCCTCTAATGCGTGCAATGCGCACGACGCCGGCAATGCGAGCGGCAACAGTGCGTCTGCCGCTGGCTCAGTGGTCGGGCTTATCCTATTCTATTAAACATTGGCGGGGTTTATCCCCGCCTTACAGAAAGAATTATTTATGTCGAATGTACGAGTAAACGACAGAAAACCATCCAAAGTTGAATTTGATAATACTTATTACAAAATCTATGATGATGCCGTAAACCTAATCGAACTGAATTTCGGTGCTGACAAGAAGTTTCAAGAAGAACACAAGAGTTATCTCGAAGTAGCAAGCAAAAAGATATATGCCGTTGTTTATGATATCGGTACAAACATAAGGATAGCTAATTCCATATATCCTACTTGCCAATCTGAGGCAAAAGAACGTAGGTTGCATCAGGAAAAAGCTATTGGGCTATGTTATGACCTTCTCACAAAATACAACCTTGTGATGAGAAGATTAAAAATAAGGGATGACAAGTACACCTTGGAACTAAAGAACGTTGCACATGAAATAAACTGCCTGAAAAGGTGGAAAGAATCTGATGATAAGCGATACAAAAACTTAGGTTAAATTCTAACTGTCTGCCTCTAATGCGTGCAATGCGAACAACAACGGCAATGCGAACAACAACAGTGCCTCTGCCGCTGGCTCAGTGGTCGGGATTATAGGTTTTGTTACGCTACATATACGTAGAAAAGATACAAAACTGTTTAAGGAGAATTTGACCTTCCTGTAAAGGTAAATAAGTAAGCATGATGTGTTTTGCCAAGGCAACTAACACTATCCCATGCTTACATTTTGATTATGACGATTGAAGAATTAACCACTTATGAAAAGTTATCAAATGCCTTTTATTCTTGCAAAAAGCCGTCATGGTGGAAAGAAAAAGTGCAAAAATATGAGGCTAATCTGGCAGTTAATCTCTTACAGTTACAAGAAGAACTAAGAAACGGCACATATAAGGTTGACCCAACAACAAACTTCACAATAAATGAGCGTGGAAAGCCCAGAGAAATAAAAGCACCATCCATAAAGGATAGGATTGTTCAGAAAGTCTTATGTGAATATATCCTTGTTCCACAGCTTTCAAAACTGCTTATTTACGACAACTACGCAAGTCTTAAGAATCGTGGCACATCATTCGCAAGAAAACGCATAGATATCATGCTTAGAGATTATATCAGAAAGCATGGTGATGACGGATATGTATTGCAAGTAGATGTTAAGAGCTTTTTCGGAAGTATAGACCATGAAATCTTAAAGACCATGATACATAGTAAAATCCATGAACCTAAAGAAATAATGGATTTGATTGATTACTGCATTGATGCTGACGGCGATAAAGGCTTGAATCTTGGCTCAGAAGCACCACAGATTTTCGCAATATTCTATCTTTCAAGGCTTGATAACTATATAAAGTGCGTCAAAGCAGTTAAATACTATGGCAGATATGTAGACGATTTAATCATCTTTTCAGACGATAAGGCGTTTCTTAAGGATTTACTTGGCGATATTTTAAAGCAGCTTGAAGATGTGAAACTTACCATCAACGAAAGTAAAACACACATCACCAAGCTATCTCATGGATTTACTTTCATGCAGATAAAATACCTTGTCTGTAATGGCAAGATAATCAAAAGACCTACTCACAAGAAAGTAATTCGTGAACGTCAGAAATTAAGGCGTTACAAACGACAATGTGAACTTGGCAATCTTAGAGAATCCGATATCCGCAATTTTTATTTATCCTGGCGAAACACGATCATTGAGGATTGCAACCGATGTAAGAAAACAATCGCATCAATAGATGCTCAGTATATATTTTTGTTCCCTGAAAGAGAGATTATCCAAAAACCATCAAGGACTCAGATAATCCAAAATGCTTTCAGGTATTAAAACAATCTCGCAAGGGGTTGTTTTTTATTATGGGGGATTTTATATGTTCACACCCGGACAAGTATTTACATTTGCCATTGCAATAGTTGGCTTAGTGCTGACGATTCTTAATATCTACGACAAAGTAACCAATATTAAGAAAGCGGCTGATGCGCCCTTAAAAGCACTTGAAGAGAGAGTAACGGCTCTTGAATCAAAGGCAAAAGAGCATGATGACAGCTTACACAAGGGCAACAATCAATTTAGGCAACAGGCAGAATACAACAAAATGTTTATGCAAGTGCAACTCGCCTTTATTGATTTTGAGCTTGCTTTCTGTCAGCACACTAATTACGCCGATACTGAGGATTTGAAAAAAGCAAAGCGGATAGTCAACGAGGCGATGACAAATTGGATGAGATAAAAGGAGAACTACCATGACTCTTACACAGTTTCTTTCAACACTGAAAACAAAAGACGTGCTTGTTACTGTTATCGACAAGGATGAAACAGACATTTGCAAGATTTATGCAAGTGGTTATGCAGCTTTAGAGTCTGCCATTGAATCTCGCACAATCTATAAGTGGGATATGACAAGCGCAAAGGCTATTACAGTTATTCTTGATGATGTAATTTCTGCATGAGGTGACTAATGCACACAGGACGTAAGGTTTTATATACCGATGAAAAAGAAATAACGGCTAGTAATGTCGTTCAGATTTTAAGGGATATACTTCCTGATTTTGAGTCCAACGTAAATGATTGCAACGAACTTCTCGCTATTGAGGCTGGCGTTATCAGTATCGACAGAGAGAAAAAGCAACGTGCAGACATTGACGTTAAGACAGTAGATAACGTAGCACATGAAATCTCGCTCTTTAAAGAGGGCTTTCATTGGGGCAATCCCATAGCATTTGTGCAACGTGGGGTGGGCGATAGCGGAAAGAAAACAGAGAATGAGGCTATTGACCTGCTTAACGAGTGCTACTGCGCAGAGGATATCGGCAAGAAACAAGCAGAACTCGGGCATTACGTAGAGATTTGCGGTATCGGCTATACATACGTTGATATCAAAACTGACTACGCAGATGGCGATTCTTATTTCACTCTGGAAACACTTAAACCTATGGATTGCGGCGTTGTCCGTTCTACTGCCTATACCGACAAGCGCATTATCATGGCTTTTGCTGTTCATACAAGCAAGGACTTAACCACTAAAAGCTATACAGTTTTTACACGCACTCAGAGATTTGAAATCGTTAATAACGTGGTTTCCAATGGCAAGCCAATCAATGAGTGGAATCAGCTTGAAAGAAGTGGCGAGCGCAATCCGCTTAACATGATACCCATTACCGAGTATGAGCGTGCAGCTGACAGAATGGGTGTTTTTGAGCGTGAGATACCTGAAATCAAACGTGTATGCCTTATTCTTTGCGATATCGGTAACGACATAGACCAGGAAACACAGACTATCTGGCACACAAACGATGTTGATTTTAAAGAGGAAGTTGATTCTGAGGGTAAACCAACAGGCGAAGTGCAGACTCCTAAATCTAATGATTGGGTGCAGACCTACACTTCAAGGGATGGTAAGACTCCATTTATCAAGCCCCTTACATCTGACTACAACTATCAGGGATTGCTTGATAACTACATTCAGGCACGTACCCTTATTTTGCAGAGAACATTCACGCCACAGAGAAATGACAATTCCGGCGGCTCAACAGGCGTTGCAATGAGTGATGCAACAGGATGGAGTGCGGCTGAACAAGTGGCTTGTCTGCAACAGGAATACACAGAATCAGCCAAGATGAAAGAGGTACGTGTTGTCATTGAGGCAATAAAGAAGAATTTTAATGTTGCCGCCGACAGCCCTCTTTTAAAGCTCAGATATATTGATGTAAAGCCTAATATCACACGAACAAGATCATATGAGATGGCGGTTAAGACTTCCGCTTTCGCTAATCTTATATCACATGGTATCTACGGACTTCACGCCATTAAGTATTGCAATATGTTTGATGACCCTAATCAGGTATGGGATGACTCAAAGAAACTTATTGAAGAGTTCCAAAAAACATCATTCGGTGAAAAAGAAGAAGTGCAACAGACTTCCGATAACCCTAATTTTCAGATAGGCAATTCACCTAATCTTGATGGCATGAGCAAGGAAACACCGGAAGATGCTGAGAATGTAGGGAACAAGAAAGAAGAAAAGGGGGATGACGAATGATTATTCCAATCGATGAACTAAATCTCCCTGGCAGAAATGCTTATAAGAACACCAAGGGAAAAGCCGTTACATGGCTTACAAACTTCTTTACCCCTACTCATTGGAATGAGGATGAGATAAAGAATCGTGTTCAGATTGCAGAAGAAATCCTAGATGCAGTTGAGGTTATGTACAACCTTTTCTACATTCTGCAACCATTTGATACAGACCTTGCTAAGAAAGACTTGCAAGTAAGTATCAGAAATACAATCTACGAACATGGGTATTATGACCAGACTATGGAAGATTACTCAGGTGATATCGCTGAGTTAATCGTGCTTACTACTGTTGCGCATAGTTCTGAGCCATATTACTTCTCACATGACAGGGCAATAGAGATAGCTGCCAACGAAACATTATCCATTGTCAATTACAAAGATGTGCAAGATCACATCGACAGGGGCTACACCCACAAAGTATGGATAACAATGGGCGATGAACGTGTAAGGCAGACCCACAACGAAGTTGATGGCATGGAAGTGCCTATAAATGGCTACTTCCCCGTGGGTGAACACCTTCTCTATATGCCTCATGATTTTAGAATGATGGATATCGCACCTGAAGAAATCCTTAACTGCCGATGCTCTTTGTGGTTTTGGTGATTCTTGCTGCTCATATACTCCTCAAGGGGATTACGTGTCAAAGCGTAATCCTCTTTTTCGTCTAGAGAAAGACGTAAAACACGCAACTAAACATGCTCGTAGAGAAACGAGCCTAAACAATTCGCAGAAAGGAAAACTGAATATGAAGAAAGAAAACTTATTACCACTCAACTTGCAGTTCTTTGCGGAGAATCCTGACCCTGAGAACAAGGACAACCCTACTCCACAGGATAACCCTACTCCGAAAGATGACCCTGAACCTGAGAAAAAAGACCCAGAGCCTGAGAAGAAAGACCCTGAACCTGAAAAGAAAGAGCCTACTGCCCAGGAACTGATGGTGGAGATGGCGAAACTTAAGAGGGCTGTTGATAAGGCAACTTCCGAAGCCGCTGAGTACAAAAAGAAATGGCGTGACAGTTTATCTGAGACGGAACAGATAAATCTTGAAAAAGCTGAGGCTGAGGCTAAGAAAGAAGAAGAGTTTGAGGCTATGAAAAAGCAGCTCAAGGTAAACGAGTTTACTGAGAACTTCATGGCACTTGGCTATTCTAAGGACTTGGCAAAACAGGCGGCTACTGCACAGGTTGATGGTGATACAGAAACTCTTTTCAAGATTCAGAGTGATGTTCAGGCACAGATCATCAAGCAGAAAGAATCTGAATGGCTTGCATCTCGCCCTGAACTGAAAACAGGCGGTCAGCCAAAAGAAGAAGATGACCCTTTTATTAAAGGGTTTAATTCAGTAAAGCAGTACCACTAATCGAAAGGAGAAAAGATTATGCCTACTATCAATTATGCTGAGAAATACGCTAATGTCGTAGATCAGAGATTTACACTTGGCGCACTCACAAACGGAATCGTAAACCAGAACTTCGATTGGCTCGGTGTGGAAACTGTTAAGGTTTTCTCACGTGAGCTTGCAACTCTGGGTAATTACCAGCTCACAGGAACAAGCCGCTATGGTACTCCTGATGACCTTGGCAATGCTGTTCAGGAGATGAAGATCACTCAGGACAAGTCATTTACCTACATCATCGACAGAAAGACCGAACAGGACACAAACGGAACTATGGAGGCAGCCGCTACACTCGCTGAGAACATAGACAACGTTGTAATTCCCGCTCTGGACACATATCGTCTTTCTGTTCTTGTTGCCAAAGCACCTACAGCCGGAACACACACAGGCGCAAACCATACTAAGGTTGCTGCTGTGACCGCTGCAAATGCTTATGAAGAGTTCCTTGCTCTTCAGGAGATTCTTGACAACGACAAAGCCCCTGTTGGTGGCAGAGTAGTTGTTGTTACACCTGGATATCTTAACAAGATCAAGCTCGATGAGAACTTCGTTAAGAGAGGTGACAAGGCTACTGATATCGGTATCAACGGATATGTCGGTGACATTGATGGTGTTCCTACTATCAAAGTTCCTTCTTCATATCTTCCTGATAACGTTGATTTCGTTATCACCAATCCTATCGTTATGCCATCTCCTATCAAGCTCCAGGAGTTCAAGATTCACACTGATGCACCTGGCATTAGCGGTTTCCTTGTTGAAGCAAGACTCCGTTACGATGCTTTCGTACTGAACAAGAAAGCAGATGCTATCGCTGTTCATGCATCAGCTAATCTTAGCGCATGATGAAAGAGAGGATAGCCATTTATGATTCTTGTTAAGAAAGATGGCAGATTCATGGCGGTGAGGGATGCAAATCAGCTCGCCGCCTTCCTCAATAATGGATGGGAAGAGGTCAAAGACAATACTGAGGTTAAGGCTGTGAATGAGCCTGAATCCGAAGGTCTATCTGAGGTCAAAGAGCCATCCGATGAGGTTAAGTGGACTAAAGAAGAGATCGACAAGATGCCCTTTATGAAACTTAAGTCTATTGCCAAGAAAAATGGAATTGATGTTGATGATAAGAAAGCTGCTGAGATCAGGGCAGAGCTTATCGAGAAGTTAGGAGTCTGACTATGACAACAACGGAAATGCTCAATGAGATATTCGACAATTTAAAATCCGAGATTGAGAACGATGAAGTTCAGTGCGACAAGCTGAATGAAGTTCTTTTAAGGGCAAAAGTTGACGGGGCATTCCGTGAAGTCAAGAAAGCTAGGAATTACCCTAAGTCTTATACAGATGAAATGGTGGAGAAGGACTTAACCGACTACTACTCCAACATTGAAGCAATCGCACGTTATGACTATAACCAGGTCGGCGCAGAAGGACAGACGCAGTATACCGCCGATGGGGTGACTATCCGCTATGTGGATAGGGATAAGTTATTTACGGGCGTACTTCCTATCTCAAGATAAAGGGGGCTTGTTATGAGAACACCTAGACGAATCAGACAAGCAATGAAATATTCCTTACTTCTCAAAGATCAGCCTGTTTATGAAAGAGATGAAGATGGAAACATAATCTATGAAGAGATGCCGGATGGCTCACAAGTTGCACTTGTCACGGGTGATACTAAGACTTCTTATGCAGAGCCTGTGACATTCTATAATTCCATCACGGGCACACTCACAGAAGATGAGCTTGTGGCTTTTGGAAGTGAGAAGGTTGGAAATGCCAAGATGACATACAAACACGGACAGTACCCTTTTAAGACGGGTACGCTGATTTGGAAAGAGTCAGAAGTAGAGTATGCCGATGGTGAGATTGACGAGAAATCAGCCGATTATGTTGTGCTTGGTGTTATGCCAGAGGGTCAGCAATTCTGGAAAGCTATTTTAGCGGGTGTTGTGAAGAATGAGTAAGGTCATCCATGTAAAACTAAATTCCAAGTCCATAAAAAATGCGCTTAAGGAGTTAGAGGATTACAAGAAATGGCTTGACCTGAAAACGATTGAGCTTACTGAAAGACTCGTAGAGCTTGGCATAGAGGTTGCGGAAGAGCACTCGGTAGATAGGGGTGGGATATTTGGCACTCACCTTATGGGGCAATACGTTAGCTTTGAGATGAAAGTCGAGGGCGATGTACATGGTGCAACACGTATCATGGTGGGATTTGGTGACGATGTAGCCAGCAACGTAAGCCCAGGTCGGTCAATCAACGCTTTATATGCGCTTGAATTTGGTACTGCTGCGCTAGGACTTGCACCTTACAAGGGTACAAATAGTCAGGCGGGGCATGAAGATGACTTAACATGGTATGCGTATGATGAAGAAACAAAGTCGTACAAATTACTATCAGCCATCATGCCAACTAGACCGATGCATAATGCTTACTTACAGATTCTTGATAGTGTTCAATCAGTAGCGAAAGAGGTATTTGTATGAGTTGGGATTCTAAACTTGAAAGCACAATCTTTACAAGGTTGCAGTATTATCTGCAACAGAAATACTCAACGCTTAATTGCACTGCCAATGATGTTACAGTAGCACCATCCAAGTTTCCTACTATCCTGATTAAACAGATTGAGTCATCCCCACGATATGACTTATCGCATAAAGAGAAAGTGGGATTCAAGCACTTCATGGAAATTCAAGTGTTTGCAAAGACACGTACAGAGTGCAAGAACATCGCCAATCTTGCGGAACAGTACATGGAAGAGTGGGGATATAACACAAACGGCATACTGATTAACGTTGGTAGCCAATATACCACTTCAATCGCACGTTATCAGCGTATGGTTGGTGGTGGTGATTCGGATATTGTTAGTTAAAGCACCGTCTAGTAGGCGGTGCTTTTTCTATACATGGAAAAGCAAATAAACGAAAGGAGAAACAATTATGTTACCTGGAATTTCAACTCTTGGAATTGAGCTTGGATTCGGTATTGGCAAGACTTTGCCTAGCGTATTCACAAGACTCCACAGGATTAACGCCATTGGCGGTATATCCCTCGAAACTGAGCAGATTGATGCATCTGCTCTTGAAGATTATGTGACAAGGTATGTAGCAGGGCGTCAGGACACTGGCGGCTCATTCCCTATCACAATCAATCCTACTGATGAAACAATTGCAGAGTGGGAAGCTCTTATTGCTGCCTACAACGCAAAGGCATCAGACGAGAGATTGTTCCTTGTGGTATGGAGTCCATATCTCACAAGGTCATTCTACATCGCTGCACAGCCGCCTCAGCAGCTCCCTATGTCTGAAATGGCTCAGAACGAGCTTCAGACCATTGAGATCGGTATGACAATCGATGAGTATCTTGGAATGGACACTGCTATCAGACCTACTGAGGCTGCATCAGCGTAACCATTGATAAGAGTTTGGGGCGGCTTTCGGGCTGCCCCTTTCCCTTATACAGAATTTGTCTAAGGACAGGGAAAGGAAAAATATATGAGAACATTTACAATCAACGGAAAGAGATACAACGCAAAGCCATTTGATTTTAATCTGGTTTGTAACTTGGAAGATAATGGGGTGTCACTTACTCAGATGAAAGAAAAACCCATGAGCATGGTTAGGGCATATTTCGCTGAGTGTGCGGGCGGTGATAAGGACGTAGCCGGAGCAGAGATTCAGGCTCATGTCATTGCTGGTGGCAACCTCAATGGTTTATATGAGGTGATGGGGGCTGAAATGAACGAGTCAGATTTTTTTCAGGCTCTCAACAAGAAAGAGGAACAGACTTCTCAGGAATCAGAGAAGAAAGAGAAGTAAAAAAATATCCCAATCTGCGCCGACAATGGGAAACAGAGCTTGTTCCGCATATGATGGCGATGGGGGTAACGTATCAAGAGTTTTGGAGTTTAAACCCAAGGAAGATACGAGTAATAGCAGAGGGGTATAGACTATCCCGCAAGGTCAAGGACGAAGAATCATGGCTGCTTGGCGGTTATGTATTTGAGGCTGTTTCCGTGGCAATTGGAAACGCTTTAAAGAAGAGGGGGCAAAAGGCAAAATCATACTTTGAAGTTGTCAAAGAGCCTGTTTTAAGTCAGGTAGTAACTGATGATTCAGGAATGACCGAACATGAAAAGAAGAAAAAGACAGAACTGTTATTCAAGAATTTAGAGATAATGGCTGCAAACTTCAATCTACAAAAGGGCAAGGCATGATACTTGCCCTTTTCTCATAATGCGAGGTGTTTATATGCCAGATTTAGATGAACTTCAAATAAAGATAGAAAGCGATAGTTCTCAGGCAAGTGACCAGGTAGACAAACTCGCTCAATCAATAATGGGTCTGGCTGATGCGCTGGACAAACTTAATCCCAACAATTTCAATTCAGTAACCAAAGCAATAGACAAACTAACAAGCACAGGAAATGCCTTTAATACAACGAACAAGGCGATAAAAGGTATGGCAAATACTATCGCTAAAGATTTCGGTGTAAGGTCAAAGAAGGGCATTAACGAGATTTCCGATGCTTTACATGGCGTTTATGAGGCTACTAAGTTAGTCCATAAAGATGATTCTATGGTTGCCACTGATGCTTATATTGAGGCGATGAATACCCTTAATAAAGTAACACAGGCAAACTATAGCTATCGGAAAGAGCTTGATGATACTACCAAGGGCGTTTATGCCTTTATTCAGGCTGAAAGACAGGCGGGCAACAAAGTAAGCCTTGCCGGAATGAAGATGGGCTTTAATGAGGCTGTTAAGGAAGGTGAGCCATCTGCGCTTAACATGGGGAATTACCTTGACAAGTGCGCTACTGAGCTTGACAAACTTGTAAGCGAACAGGAAAAGTACGGGGCTACAAGTGGGCTTGGCGGTATGGTGAGCATATTTAGCCAGCTTAACAGTATGTCTTTTCCTGGTATTAACTCACTTGCTGATGCGACAAGAAGAGTAAACCCACAGCCATCAAAAGAAACGGCTAAAGCCGTTGATGATATTGGCAAGGCTGCTAATACTGCATCATCTAACACAGAGAAACTTGCTGATAATCTTGATCTTGCTCCCATTGTAGAACAGATGGAAAACTACTCTGAGAGATTATTGCCCGCTTTAACCAACGTTCAGGAGGAGATTGAGCGCATCGGAAAAGCAGCAAGTGAAGCAAGCAATATGACTAAGGGTGCGACACAGAGCATTTCTGATATCGGTCAGATTTTCCATGATGCAGATGGTTTCGACGAGATTATACCCAAAGCTAATGAGTCTAAAAAAGCCATTTCAGGCAATGTTGATGCGCTTGCATCTCTTATTGCAATAGGGCATGAATTAAAGACCATATCAGAGGGATTTGGCAAACTTGCTGATAAAGGCATGCAGTTGCTTAAACTCGCATTCACGCCACTTAGATTAGTGGCAGATGAATACATTGAAAAGTTTAAGAATATGCAGAAAGCAGTAAATGATTTTCAGAAAAACTTCCAACAGAAGATGGCTAAAATGTCTGTGTTCTGGAAAAGAACAAAGAAAACATTTACGTTCATGCTTGTTCGTAAGGCTATCACTGCGATTATTTCTGAGGTGAACAATGCCATTCAATCAATGGCGAAATTCTCTAATCAGATGGGCACTCAGTTTAACAAGAGTATTTCACTCTTAGTAGCTGATTTTCAGTATTTGGGAAGATCAATCGCGAGTGTGTTTGCGCCGCTTTTGAATTACATCATCCCGATAATTGATGCAATCATTGACAGAATAGCAACACTCATTTCTTATATTGGAATGCTGTTTGCGGCTCTGACAGGCGCATCATCATTTACCAAAGCAAAGAAGAATGTAAATAACTACGCCGCATCGCTTGATAATGCATCAAAATCAGCAAAGAATCTCACAATGGGTATTGATGAGCTTAATATCCTTAACGAAGATTCTGGCAGCTCAAGTGGTGGCTCTAATCCATTGGCAGAATGGGAAGAGGTTGAAATCCCTGATTGGATAAAGGATTTAGGCGATTGGCTCAAGGATTTATGGGATAAATTCTTTGACCCATTAAAAGAGGCGTGGGAAAGAGCTAGGCAGTACGTTATTGATGGCTTTAAGACCATGATTAACTCACTCAAGAAACTTCTTAGTGATATCGGAAGTGATTTTCTTGAGGTGTGGAATCAGGAAAAGACCATCCATATGTTAGAACAGATTTTCAAGATTTTTGGTGACATTTTCCGTGTTGTAAGAAACCTTGCAAATGCTCTGGATGAAGCCTGGAATTACAACAGAACGGGATTTCATATTCTTGAGAACATAAGGGATATTATGTATGTCCTTGTAGAACACGCAAGGAATATCTCTTACTACATGATTGGATGGGCAAAAGAGATTGATTTCAAGCCACTTCTTACTACATTTGAGAAACTGACAGAAAAGGCTGAGAAGTTAGCTGATTTTATCGGCGGTGTTATTGAGGATATCTTTATTTACGGAATACTTGAGTATATCGAGTTTCTGATTGAAGAGGCTATTCCTCATCTGAATCACACCATTGCTGAGATCATCGATGCGTTCAACTTCAAGACTCTTAGACAGAGATTGCAGCCCGTGATTGTTGCCATTGAAGAAATGATGGAGAACATTCACACAGGAATCACCGATGCAATTGGCAATATTGGAAAAGCTCTTGCTAATTTTGTAAACTCTAAAGAATTTGCAGATTTCCTTGAGAGAATAGTTGAAATTTCAAAGCTCATCACAAAAGAGCGTGTTGAGAAAGTATTAACTGCTCTTGGTACTGCAATATTAGATGTTGCAAAAGCTGTTGTAAGATTTGTAAACAGCGATGCTTTTATGAAGTTCCTTAAAGCTATTGCAGAGTGGATTGATAATAAGTCAGTTAAAGATATCGCCAATATACTCAAAGCTATATCTATAGCGATTGCTGGATTTAAGTTTGTTGAGTTTACGGCTGCAAAACTCTCAGGATTCTTCCAATTCCTAACCATGTTAAAGGGGAAGAGCTTGAGTACAATCATCAAGGAACTGACAGGACTTAGTACTGCGACAAAGGCTGCGGGCGAGGGCGTAGAAGTTCTTGCGGCATCTGGCTCTAAATTAAGCGGATTTACTACTATCCTTGGTGGTGTTGCTACTGCTCTTGGAAGTATCGTAACTGCATTTTTAGAGTTTAAAGGCGTTTCATCAGGAGTTGAAGAGTTAAAACTTGCTCTTAACGGCGATGATGATTCATCCCTTGTAGGCGGCATCGGTAAGCTCGTAGGAAGTGCTGGTTTAGCCACAGCTGCTTTTACTGCTTTGTTAGGATTTCCGGCGGGCGTTATTGCGGCGGGTTGCGTAGCTGCTGTTGGTGCTATTGATGGCATAAACAAGGCTATACAACAGATTAACTTTGATAACGTCACTGATGCTATTCTGACAAAAGGCGAAACTACAGTTGAACAAGTTAATACATGGTATGACCAGGCAACAGAAATAGTTTCTACTCATGTCACTGAATGGAAGAACATTGAACGTGATCTTGTTCAGGGAAGAGGTGATATTGACGAATACGCTGGCTCAATCGAGGGATTGACAGCCGCTTTCAGTTCTCACGTTCAACTCACATCAAGTGAAGGAAACAAACTTGTAGGACTTTATCAGGATTTAGGAAACTGCATCAATAATTACATTGATGAAAGCACTAACTCTATGATATCTAATCTCTTATCGCAGAGAAGTTATCTTGAGTCACAGGGTAAAGACGTTGACGCTATGATAGCGAATCTCTTAATTGGCGCAGATGAGCAGAAAGAAATTGTGAATAGTTCTGTAACTGCCATGAAAGAGGCACAAGATGCGTACTCAAAAGCTGTTGAAGAGTTTGGAAAAGACTCTACAGAGGCACAGACGGCTTATAGCAATCTGAAACAGACAATTGCAGATTCGTCAGGCGTGTTTGAACAATTCCAGAGTGATACTGAGAAAGTTGACACAAGCGCAGCCGTTGAACAGATTGAGAAACTTGGGAATAGCCTTGATCTGTCACAATATGCTGAGTGGGATGATGCCGTTACTGATATTTCCAATAGTATTCAGGAAATTAAGACAGCTACAGAAACAGGATTACAAGAGGTCAACGAAACTTATCAGGGTAAATTGGATGAACTTAAGGAATACAAAGCACGCAATCCAATGTTCTCTGATGAGGACTACAAGATTCAGGTTGATGCGATTGTATCTCAGTGGGCTGATGACACTCAGACAATCACAAGTGCGGCTGAGCAGGCTCTTAACCTTTACGACACATCATTAGCAAACAAGCTACAAGAAGTAGCCGCTAACGCTGAAACAACATGGGATGAAGCAAGCCCATTCAAGCGTTGGGCTAATAAGATGGGCGAAAAGGATATGTACGTCTATGAACAGATGCAGAACTATGTAAATGAGCATCTGGGCGAAACAGGACTTACAGGCTTAATCAATGATGCGTACGCCGTACTTCCTGATAACACACATGAATCAGCCGTAAACGCCATGACAAAACTTGTCAATGATGGAGCTGCTGAATGTGAACGTGCATATGGCACTCTGAACGTTGATGAGATGGGTAAACTTGCATATGAGCCTTATCAGAAAGTACTTGATATGATACCTAATCTTGTCGAGTATGACGCATCAACTCAGGCATTCATTGATAAAGGCTTGAATGCGGCTAAACTTGCTGCGGAAGGCGCAAGCTATGATGATATCAGCAAGGTAGTTGTTGATTCAACGGGTCAGGCGTTACTTGCTAATGCTAGTGAGCTTGAGGATTACAACAGACTCATGGCGGGCTATGGCTCTAATGCAATGTCACAGGAATATAAAGACAGACTCCTTGGCAATGCGGAATTGTACGAATCAATCAAGGCTTTTGGTGGCACTACAGTAGAAAGCTACAATAGCGGAGTTGAAGAGGCAACAGAAACTACTGAGCCGGTAATCACTTCTTGGGTTGAGAGTATTAAGAATTGGTTTCATGATGGTGCTTTAAATTTCGGTTCTCCATCGCAGACAATGATTGATTTCGGTAAAGATACTGTTACGGGATATAACCAGGGAATAGATGAAAGTAGCTCCACTTCCGAAACATCAATCAATAAATGGATTGATTCAATCATAACCGCAGTTAAAACCAAAATGGTTGATGTAAAAACTGCGTTTGCGTCCATGATTACCGATACTTTAAAGGGCGATGGAATTGATGTTAATGGTGCAATCTCACAGTTGTTTACAAACATCACGACAGCAATCACTACTAACGTCAATGTGCTTGGCAATAACCTCGTATCTACGATACTGCCAACGTTCATGGAAACTTATCTATTGCCATTCTTTTCATTAGAAATGTGGCAGCCATTATTCGATGTACTTCTCAACGAAACATTCATACCATTCTTTGAAACATTCAGAGTATGGTTTAATGAAGAGGCTATGGCTCTGTGGTGGGAAGAAGATTTGCTATTCTGGTTTACGAAAGATAAATGGGATGAAGAAATCTTTACGCCACTTGCTGAGAATATCCACGAACACTTTGATACGTTCTCTACATGGTGGGATGCTACTATGTTGTCATGGTGGGAGAATCAGATAATACCTTGGTTTAAGAAAGAGTTATGGAAAGAGCAGTTTGACCATATCTTAGAAGTAGCCAAGAAAGTATTTACTGAGATTGAAGAAGTCATAAGAGAACATATCGAGGCTGCTAAGAATGCTGTTATTGCTGCTTGCAATGAGATGAAAACCGCTTTAGAGGAAGTCTTAAGTCTGATTGATGAAGTCATGTCTGCAATGGAAGGGCTTGGGCATATTGATGGAAATGTACAGATAAGTGTTTCCGGCGCATTTGCATCAGGCGGATATCCCATGAGTGGGTCTTTATTCATTGCACATGAGGCTGGTCCAGAGCTTGTGGGAACAATCGGAAGAAGAACTGCTGTTGCATCAAACAATGAGATCACAGGCATTGCTGATGCAGTTTACTCAACAGGCAGTAACGAGTCAGAACTACTTGGACAGCTTATCTCACTTACAAGGGCAATCCTTGACAAAGATGCAGTTGTCATCGGAGATAAGGACATAGCAAGGATGGCTGCAAGCGGCCAGAATCAGCTTGGAATGAGTATTATTACATAAGGTTCAGATTCGGGTTGAAGTACCTGATTAGGTGGCTACTCTGTCAAAGGAGTAGTCACTTTTTAAATGAATTAAAGTTTTTAAGTAAGGAAAGTGCAATTCATTTTTGCTTACGCCATGTATAAGGGCTTTAAGCAAAATGAATTTAACTTAGGAAGGTGGCATTATGGCATTTCTTGAAATCAATGGAGTAGAAGTTCCTTGCCCGTCTGTTGGATTGGAAATCATACTGAGTGATGCGGTTAAGAGTGGGCGAAATGTCAGAGCAGAGGTTGTCGCTGAGAAAGTTGGAAGAACAAACATCAAGTACAACAATCTTCAATGGGCTTGGCTTACACCTGACGAATGGTATTTGATATGCTCATTGTTCTCTAACTTTTTCGTTACTGCAAAGGTGTGGAATCCGGCAATAAATGGTTTTCAGACAATCAAAATGTACCCTGGCGATAGGTCAGCACAAGTATATTGGCTTGATGAGTCGCATACAGTACCTAAGAACTTCTACCAATGCAAGGTAAATATCATAGATTGTGGCATACTGTGAGGTTGAATAATGCAAAATGTATCAAGAGCGTACAAAACTGAACAAAAAGGATATCTAAGGAATGAGTCTTATGTTTGGGTATATCTTGGCATTATCAATCGAGAGGCGCAGCTTAATGCACAAATTGAGGGTGATTTTAGTGAGGTATCTGGTGAAGACTTAATATTTGAGAATCAGGGATTTGAGGCATACTATGGGTCATGCGAACAGAATCAGACAAAAGTTGATGGCAGTATGTACTTTCGCCCACGGGATGATGCGGCACTTGCATTATATCAGGGTGCAGTAACAAGCGATTTGCTTGGAAGTGTGCGTTTTAGATTCGGTAGTTTCTCACACCTTGATATAAAGGGTCTTACCATTGATTTTGGTGAGTATTACCCTACAAGATTCAAGGTGACAAACGGATATTATGAACATACCTATACACACAATTCGCCCGTAGATAAGTTTGAAACCTACGATGAATACTTAGACACGTCATATATCGATATCATCCCGCTTGAGATGGTGGGCGGTCAGCAACGACTTAGAATATTCTCTATCTCTTTTGGTGTGGGTCTTACATTTGGTAACAAACAGCTCTTGTCTACATCATGGAAAAGAACGATAAGCCATATAAGCGGTGAGAATCCATCTGAAACATTTGCATTTTCCATTGATAACCTGAGTAAGAATTTCGCAGCCGATGACCCTCATTCATTTGCCAACTTCTTACAAGAAAAACAGGATATCAGCTTTAGCTATGGCAGAAAACTTGATGATGACACAATATATCCGATTGATGGCTCACAACTTATCTTAAAGTCATGGTCGAGCGATGATGTAAAGGCATCATTCACGGCAGTAGGTAAACTGGAATATGTTGATACTACATTCTATAAAGGGCAGTATTACCCAGATGGCATATCGCTTTATGATCTGGCGTTACTTGTCATTGAAGATGCGGGAATTGAAAACTATATCATAGATTCTTATCTTAAGAAACTGATTACACATAATCCTCTACCAAAAGAGAAACATCGTAATCTTTTGCAGCTCATAGCGAACATGGCTATGAGCGTTTTTTATGAGGACAGAAAAGGGAATGTAATCATTAAGACAAGTTTCATTCCTGAGATCATAAATGTTGAATGTAACGGCGAAGTTGATTACTCCAATGTAACAAGCATTGTAAAAGAGCTTGAGGCATATGGTGAATACGGCTCATGCGAACGTGATTTCACAAGGGTAAACAGGAAACAATACTTTAAACCACGACATAATAGGTTTATCTCAACAGGCTTTATTTCATCCTACATAGCTGATGGGGATGGATTATTTGAGGCAAACCCAACTATCACGATTGAGTACGAGGCGATGTGGACATTCTTTAATATGTCCATTAAATTCAGCGATGCAATTCCTGAATCACTTACACTTCATACTTATAGTGATGGCGAACTCGTTGAGTCTGTGGAATTTACTGATCTTTCAATGGACACAGTTCTTAATCATGATTTTGTTGACGTTGACAAGGTTGTGATTGAGTTTACCAAAGCAAAGCCATATCAGAGAATCCACGTTGGCAAAGTATTATCCGGCGCTGTAACAGACTATTCCATTGACTATAGGGATATGTCAACTTCACCTACGGCAGTAATGACAGACCTTGTAAAGAGTGTTGATGTCCATTACTACGAATACGCATATGGCGATACTGAGAAAACTGCCAGCACTGTTTCTGTAGAAGTGGGTGAAACTACTACGACATTTAGCACAGCTTATCATGACTATTCTCTGAAATATAAAGAGATTACAGATGATGACACGGAACACACTAAGGTTTCAAAAGTGTTTACTGATGAACTGCCAAGCGTTGATGATGCAAAGTCAAGCACGTTGTATTTTGTTCCTACTCAAAGCGGTTATGACGAATATCAGGTGGAAACAAACGACAATGTTAAGTCATGGCAGCTTATAGCGGAAGTTGTTGAGGTGAGTGTGGATGAACTTCCGTCAACACTTGCTGATAATACGATTTATGTAGTTCCTACGGAAACAGAGAATATCTATCATCTTTATATTTTGGGTGTAGACAGTGAAGATAACCCTGAAATCAAATCGCTTGGCTATGACGTAAGGGGAACGCTTGAAATAGTGGAAAGTGGGGCATATTACATCGTATTTACCTCAGATACTGCGGCGAGTGTACAGATCAATGCCACGGAATTTGTTATTTCAGATTCTATCTGCACGACTACTCTTAAGGAAAAGGGTGTGGAGAAAACCGCTAAGAATACTCTTATTGATTCTGCTTACATGGCACAGCGACAAGCACAGTGGCTTAAAGAGTATTTCTCCAACGATATCGAATACAAGATTTCATATCGTGGTGAGGTTGCACTTGACCCGGATGACCAGATATTCACTGAAAACAAGCACGTAGAAGAAAACCTCGTAAGAATTACGGATATGTCCATTGATACATCAACAGGACAATCGCTTACTTGTACGTTAAATGCAAGGCGTACTGCTTACAAGGAATATGCACGTATCAACTATGCAATCATTAACGAAAGCATGATAGGAGAAGAATATGAACTATGAGCCTCATACCTGGATAAATCGTGAAATTATCACAGACGAAAAAATGAATCACATAGAAGAGGGTATCTATGGTGAGGAAGAAAGGGCTACAGAATCCGAAGAGAACATAAACGAGAGGATTAACAGCGAGATTGAAAGAGCCACGAATGCGGAAACCTCGCTATCACGTAGCCTTGCAAATGAAGTTCAGAGGGCTAGAGAGGCAGAGGGTAGTTTAGATACTACCATCACCAATGAATCAAGCAGAGCCGCAAACAGAGAAAATGAGATAGAAGAATCCCTCAATAATCATACAAGCAACACGGATAACCCCCATAACGTGACTAAATCGCAAGTAGGGCTTGGTAATGTTGGAAACTTCAAAGCAGTGTCTACTGAGGCAGACCAAGACTTAAGTAGCACAGAAAAGGAAAATGCTAAGTCAAACTTAGGACTTGGAAACGTGGCTAATTTGAATTATTCAGATGACACGTCAAAATTTCTAAGGGATGACGGACAATGGGCTGAGCCGCCATCTTCTGAGTCATCACCTGAAAAGATGGGATTCGGTTATGCAACGTGTTCAACGGCGGCTGCGACTACT